GTAGGTGAAGTTTCCTTCCTAGGAGATTACACCGGATCTTCACAAAATTTCGCACTCGTTGATCACCCTAATAATCTTGCTTTAGATTATGTGGTTAGTGGTCCTGCACTAGGCATCACATCAAGCTCGGAAGATCTTTCAAATTCAACCAGACTGGGCACTGCTGATTGTGGTGCATTTGAGAGGCCTAGGCTCAAAAATAAAGTTACTCCTGTTAACCTATTCTAATGTTACTTAAATTAAAATTCGGTATCAGACCTGTCACTAACTGCTCTGGTGGTTGTTGACTATTTCCCTTTCATTAAGGGAAACATCTTAAGGTAGATCAGCCAAGTTGTAGCGGATCCGAAGCACCCCGAAAAAAGGGCGTGCAATAGTGGACTTCCATCAACTTTGGAGAATGGATTCCAGTATAACATACTCCAAAATACACCTACCCAAAATCCCGTACAAAGGGTGCAGTTAACAAGCTTTCCTAGGGGAGGTACGATTCTTGAAATTAAGTTTCGCACCGGCTCCATGATAGTTGAGCTTACGATAATTGTTGTCATGCCGTAGCATGCCAAGATCCAAACTAGAACACTTACTAAATAATCCATTATGGTAATCCGTGAGTTTTGTCTGTCGGTAGTTTTGCGTAATTCAAATGTTGTCCATGATGCTTCAGAAATTGATCTCTGGCGGTGAACCAACCTTGTCTCATCATACCAGGAGATTCATGCATTGCAACAATAGGTACTACATAATTTGAATATCCTCTCAAATGAGCCTCATATGTTAAATGTAAGTCATAAAAGTCCCATTCAGAATCCAAGTAATCTGGTTTCTCCAGCCCAACCTTTTTCAGGTTTCCGTAAGTGATAGCGAGTAAGCATCCGTCTAGAACAACTACTTGACCACTTTTACCAAAGTAATTTGGAGTCATTGTTTCATGGTCCTTGCCTTGGAAGACAAATCCCCGAGCATCTCCTGTATTTCTTGCGTTCCACCAAGCGCCGTCTCTGGGGATATAACATCCCCCAGCGAGTCCAACAAACCCTACATTTGGCTTTCTAGCCACCCTTAGGTTTTTGATTAATTCTTCTTCTCTTGAAATAATTTCTAGGTCATCGTGACATAAAACTATAATATCACCATCTTCTAACGGCATTTTTTCAAAGAATTCAATATTCTCCTTGTGGCCTTCATAGATAGAACTAGCGGAGTAATTGACTTGAATCCTTAAAGCTTCATTACCTTTACAGTAATTAACTAGTTTCTCTAGAGACTTTGGTTGGTTATCTTTTCTGGTACAGATAGAGAAATAAATCATGAATAATAATAGCGAAGATCTTCAAAAGATAGCAGAAGAATTTAAAAAATGTTCTAACAGTTGCGAATATTTTACAAATGAATACATTAAGGTTGTCCATCCCATGAGAGGAATGGTTAACTTTAAGCTATATCCATTTCAAACTCGTATTCTTGACGAGTTCCAAGATTACAGACTAACAATCCTACGTAAGTTTAGGCAGGCAGGCTGCACTACATTAATGGCTGCTTATGCTCTTCACTTCTGTATATTTGGTACGAACAAAAGAGTTGCTATTTTATCGAAAGGTGATGCGGAAGCAAAGGAAGTTATATCTCGTATTAAAATCATGTACGAAGAGCTTCCTTTTTGGATGAAGCCCAAGACCACCAGGGATAATGATCACACTCTTTCTTTTGAAAATGGATCATCTATTCAATCCAAAGCTTCAGGAAAACAGTCAGGGAGATCCATATCAGCCTCTCTCCTGATCTTAGATGAAGCAGCCTTCATTGAGCACATCGATACCATTTGGGCCGCTGTGGGGCCAACTACGTCCACCGGAGGCCGTGTTGTGTGTTTATCCACGGTCAACGGTATTGGCAACTGGTTTCACAAAATGTATACTGAAGCTTTAGAGGGTAACAACGGATTTCACCCCATTGATATCAAGTGGTATGAGCACCCCGAGTATAAAAGACGTGAGGGGTATGAATGGCTGTATGAGCAGATGGAAAATTGCAGCCCGCCGATACATGTAGATAAATGGGAAGAGCAAACTCGAAAAAAGCACAGCTACAAAGAATGGTTACAAGAATACGAAGCAAGCTTTTTGGGCACTGGTGAGACATATATTGAAGGTGAGATACTAAGAAATTTAAAGGAGAACTGTAGTCAGAATTACTGGATTAAGTATAACAATAGAATGAGGATTTGGGAAGATCCACAACCAAACCATGAATATGTACTAGCAGCCGACCCATCAATTGGGCGTGAGCGAGATTACTCAGCCTTCCATATTATTGACATCTATAATGGTAAGCAGGTAGCAGAATTTTATTCTAATAGAACTCCCATAAATGAATTTGCTAAGATTATAGCAGATGAGGGTAGGCTATACAATACTGCATTCGTGTGTCCTGAGAGAAATGGTATAGGTAATAATTTAATTTACTTCCTACAGCAAGAATTGGAGTATGAAAACTTGGTAATGGACGACAAAAGAGAGATCGGAATAATGATTACTCAAAAAAATAAAGAGAATTTATTAGCCGATCTTGAGCATAACATTAGATCAGGTAAAGTTTTAATCAACTCAGATAGGCTTGTTAGTGAGCTTTTAACCTTCATTATTGACTCTGATACAGGGCGAGTCAAGCCAGATGCTAACTGTCACGACGATTTAATTATGTCATTTGCAGCGTCCATCAAGATTTTTAATAACTTAAGGGGCAGCGCCTTCATAGAAAAGGCAGAAGAAGAGACTTATATCCCACCGGCTATACGTAACGCTAATACATATAGGGTGAAGACATCTACGGATGAATTAACTGAAGAGAACATTGAATGGCTGATAAGAAACTAAGAGAGGGGGGTGAGGGTTACACGCAGTTTGCTGACCCGCAACAGCCGTATAACAAACCTTATGGCTTAATTGGTAGATTCTTTAAAAAGTTCTTTGCAAGAGATGTAGAGGACCAGAGAAAAACCATGTATCAAGACCCTACGACAAAGAGGGTTTTAGATATTCCCAAGCCTCTTCAGGGTGATACAGTTCAATCCAGGGAAGTTATTAAAGTTCCCTCAGAGTTTGGACACAAAAAATCTTACTATCCGATCATGCCTCAAATTGAGTTTGATCGTAAGAGGAGATACAAAGAGTATGAGGATATGGATGGGTATCCTGAGATTTCCTCAGCTTTTGATATCTACAGCGATGATTGCACGCAAGAAAATATCGATGGAACTCCTTGGGATATCGTAACCGATGATGAGATGACAAAGCAAGAAATAATGGCTATGTTCGAGCAAACGAACATGGTCAGATATCTTTGGGACATCTCTAGGAATGTTGTTAAGTATGGGGATATTTTCCTTGAGACCATTATTGATCTTAACAATGTTAAGCGTGGTATTCAAAGAATTAAGATATTGAATCCTAACTTTATTTACAGAGTTGAGGATGAGTTTGGTTATCTCAAACAATTTCTTCAAGAAGTTCCTCAAAAGAATGATTGGACTACCTACGGATCTATCGGACCCTATCTAGATGAGACCAAGATGATTAATCTTGATCCTGGTCAAATTGTTCACTTTAGGCTGCATACTTCTGACCCAACTCACTACCCTTACGGTAAGTCAGTTGCAGCGGCTGCTAGGGTCACTTATAAGAGTTTAAAGATGATGGAGGATGCAATGCTTATCTATCGTCTTGTTCGTGCCCCTGAACGTCGTATCTTCTACATTGATACAGGTTCTTTACCTGCTTCTAAAGCCGAAATGCATATCAAGAAGCAGATGGATAAGTTTAAAAAGCGTAAAAGCTACAATGCCAGAACAGGAAATATTGAAGAAAACTTTAATGCGCTCGCCGCTGACGAAGATTTCTATATCGCTGTGAATGGAAAAGGAACTGGCACTAAGATTGATACCCTTCCTGGTGCTGAGAATCTAGGTGAAGTTGACGATGTAAAATACTTCAGAGACAAACTTTTAGCTGCTCTTAAGATTCCTAAGGATTACATTGTTGAAAAAGATCAGGCTCCTGAGCGTAAGGCAAACCTAGCCCAGCTAGATGTTAAGTTTGCTCGTGTCATAACTAGAATTCAAAAGTCGATCGAGTTAGGTTTAGAGACTTTAGCAAAAAGGCACTTAATGCTCAAGGGATTTCCGATAAGCCTCATTGAAAAGCTTAAAATTAGATTACCAGCCCCGTCCGATATGGCACTTAAAAGAATGCTCGATACTGATGAGCAGAAGGCAAGAGTCGTGCAAGCTGTCAAGGGTTTAGGTATTTTCCCGATAGAAAAAATCTACAAAGATTACTATCAAATGTCTGACTCTGAAATTGAAGAAGCTAAAAAGGGTCTTGAGAAAGATCAATCGGATCCTGCTCTTAGTCAGTCCATGGCTCCTGGTCTTCCCCCTGCTGGAGGTGTTCCTCCGGTCGGAGAGCCTGGACTTCCGGCAGAGCCACCTGGGGAGACCCCACCACCCGCTCCAGAGTCTTTAGACTATGATGCTATGAAATCGTTAGCTATTGAGTCGAATTGTGACGATGAATTGATCAAACTGCTTGAGGACATGAGAGGTAAAGATCATTTTAATAAAATAACGCCTAAAGAAGGCTCTAAATAATTTTGTAACAAGTGTATTAATATGTTAACGAATCTGATTGAAAATCGTGGAAAAGAGTTTAGTAATCTCATAAAGATTGGCGATTACTTAGCTCGTACATTGAGAGAGAACGTTGAATTGTTCTCTGTCGAGGATGGTGTTGCTACTTACTTAACTGAAAATGGATCAGTGATTAGCGGTAAGTATGCTTTTAAACCTACTTTAAAACTTTCAAAGGTGGTTGTTGAGGATGCTCAGATTCTTGAAAACCAAAAAGCATTTGAAGAGGCCACCGATAAAAGAGTGATGAATGTTCTCTCCAACTTAATGGAAGATGACTATCAAACTGCTGAGGGGTCTTTTGATAAGATATTGTCGATGTACGAAACTAAACTTACTTACGATAGAATTAAAGATAGGCTAAACGAGAAGAAAGAAAGATTTGGAGAGTCCACTAAGATTATTTCTTCTGATGAGTTTCAGCGTGTTAACGAAATCAGAGATCAGATAGTAACATTCCTCAAAGAGAACGATGAACTTCTGCAATCACCTGGAATGAAGACGGGTATGAAGCTTGTCAATCTCGTATCGACCAGCTTTGATCTTCCCAAAAGAACAGTTGAAAGTCTACAAGAAGATGGAGAAGTAGAGGTCAGGTTCGTTGGTAAGACCAATTTATACGAGCATCTTTGCAGGAAAGAGCTTATTCAAAAAGAGCTATTGGAGGCCAAACAAAACTTTGATAGCATTTGGGTATCTACCGACAGTGTTCAAGACCTAGCTTCCATGATCTTTGAAAGTGATACTGACAATGTCACGCATCAAGTTGCTCAAGTTATCTCAGACGCTCCCTATCTTGCTCTAGCCACTAAAAAGCAAATAGCGGGTTTGATTGGTAATACTCTATCTATGAATGAAGTGAAGGTCACTCAAAAAGACTTAAATAAGTTTGCTAGCTTTATTCACGAGATGAAGAAACCCGTGAAGCAACATGTTCTTGAAGTTCTTAACGAAAAGTATGGAATAGATGTTAGAAAGCTTGATGAGGTTCCAACCTTCAAAACTTTAACACTTACCGAGGGTGAGATCATCTCTCAAATTGCAAAACATGCTCCCACGGGATCGATTATTGAGAAGACTCTTTCCGAGTTTGTAAACTCGCTGACAACCAAGAACGGTGCTGAGGCTATCGATCTTGCTGTTTTCCTTGAAGATCTTTTTGAGGACGCGGGTCATGGCGAATCCTTAAGCGAGGCAAGTCTCATGGATTACATGGACTTCACTAAAGTTGCTAAGGATCTTGGAAAAATAGGTCAAGTTCTTAAAATGCTGGTTCCTGCCGTAGAAAACGCAGCCGATGAGATTGAAAATGAGGCCGCTGAGGAGGCTGATGAAGGCGGCGAAGAGATGGACAGTAAGGACCCTTTGGGTACACCAGATGAGCTAGATAGCGATGCTGAGGTTCCCATGGACAAACCTAACAAGGATGCGGAAGAGGCCGCTGAGGAAGTAAAGGACGAAGAAAGTGAGGAGAAAAAAGAATCTCCCATGGCTGATGAGGAAGAGTCGGAAGAAGAGGAAGAAATGGATCAAGATGATTTAACCTCACTTCTTTCTAAACTCGAAGACCTCCTATCCGATATTAAGCCCGATGATGAAGACGAAGACCCCGAGCAGTATAAAACATAAGGAGATGTAAATGGGTTTCAATAGGAGACCACTTGTTTTAGGCTTTAATGACACTACACTAATCCCTTCGGGTCTCGTTGAGGTTGTTCTCAACCTAAGTGATAACGGTGATGTTTGCGATACTAAACCCTCTGATAATCAGGTTCTAGCTTGGGATGGTACCGAATGGTGCGGATCTAGTATTCAATTTACTGGGGGTGGTGGTGGTGGTAGCTTCACATGTGCTGATCTTGGCTCATGTGATCTGAGTGCATTAAATAATGTATGCTCGGATGCAGCTACAGCAGGACAGGTTTTAGCATTTAATGGAACTAACTATTGCCCCTCTTCATTGCCTAACGCGGTGCCTCCACCGTTACCTACAGGTGCTCCTGGGGATATCCTTGTTGTTAAAGAAGGTGACACAGCATTCGCAACTTCTCTAGCCTCTTCTACATTATTTACAAACGGAATAGCAGCCAACAATATTACCGTCGCTGGCGACTTGACTGCGTTAGTCAGTAAAGATCAATCAAGCAGTGATGGCGAGGTATTAGTCTCTAGAGGTACAGGTGGATTCACGGGTAAAATTACATCTGGTACTTTATTTGATAAAGGCATAGCTGACAAGAATATTGTTGTTGATGGCGATCTGACTGCGCTAGTCAGTAAAAATCAATCAACCAGTGATGGAGATGTGTTAGTCTCTAGAGGGACAGGTGGATTCACGGGCAAGATTACATCTGGCACTTTATTCGATAGAGGTATAGCTGACAAGAATATTGTTGTTGATGGCGACTTGACTGCGTTAGTCAGTAAAGATCAATCAACCAGTGATGGAGAGATATTAGTCTCTAGAGGTACAGGTGGATTCACGGGCAAGATTGCATCAGGCACTCTGTTTGATGAGGGTCTTGCTGCAAATAATTTAAATACGATTGGAGACGTAGGTTACACCTCTGTTGAAAATGGTATGACCCT